ATGGCTCTTTCAGAAGCTTGGCTAAAAACTAATAATGGCAAGGTTCGCGATAAAGTAGAAGAAGTTGCTGACCGCGACTCAATGAGCGTAAGAGTATCAGCAAAAGGTAAAATTGTCTTCCAACTTCGATATAGATTTAATGGCAAGCCGCATCGTTTAGATTTGGGCTCATATCCTAATATCAGTTTAAAAGATGCTCGTGCAGAAGCTAATAGATTACGTGCTTTGCTAGAACAGGGTAAAAATCCCAAAGTCGAGGTTTTGGTAGAGCGAAATAAACATATTGATCCGCTTACCTTGGACCAGCTTTTTGACAAATGGTATGAATCATTTTGTAAGCCTAATAAAAAACTACATGATCAAGTAAAGAGTGCTTATTTAAATCATATATCACCACAGCTGGGTAAATATCCAATTGGGCGAGTTGATATTGAGCACTGGCTAGAATTATTTGAGAATCTAGCAGCTAAGCAGCCCGGCACAGCAAAAGTACTTTTATCGAACATAAAGCAAATGTTGAAATGGGCCGCAAAGCGAAAGCTTATTTTAAATAATGTACTTGCTGACATTTTCCCTAAGGAAGATTTGAATATTACATATATCCCTTCTAAAAGAGTTTTAACAGATGAGGAATTAGTTGTTTTATTTGAATGCTTAAAATGGTCTAGATTAACTGAGAAGAATAAAATATTTATTCAACTATGCCTTATATACGGTTGCCGTAAAGGCGAACTACGCCTTGCCGAGAAAAAGCATTTCGATTTAAAAAAGAAAGTCTGGTTAGTGCCACCTGAAAACCATAAGACAGGCTACAAGAATGATAAAACCTTAATTCGCCCAATATTGCCAGAAATGGAAGCTCTAATTTTAGAAGCTATGGAATTAAGCAAAGGGAAGTACTTATTTAATAATGGCGAAAAAGATGAGGCTATGAGTAGCTCAGCTTCAACTGCTTTATCTGCAAGTGTCATTGGCTGGGTTAAGCGCTTCAAGAAAGAAGATATGAACCACTGGTCTATGCATGACTTAAGGCGTACAGCCCGAACTAACTTTAGTAGATTTACTGAACGTAGAGATGTCGCGGAAATGATGATTGGCCACAGTATGCCGCAGATTCAGGAAGTGTATGACCTTTATGACTATGTAAAAGAACAAGCCGAAATTTATGAAAAATGGATTGCTAGGCTAGAAAAACTTAAGAAGGGAATTATTGAAGATTAACGGCTGCTTATACAGCCGTTTTATATCGATCTATGCACATACGCTCCCAGCGATTTACCTCTTTTGATAAGTAGCGTTTCATGCCGCCACCCACTGAAGGTAATGCTGGGGCGGGGAAAGGCTCCCCATATTGAGTGCCTTTCTCCCAACGATTTAAAGTCTGTTTAGTAATCCCAAATCTTTCACAGACTTCATTTGAAGTGAGATACTTATTCAATTTCACCCCTCCTTACTTTCCGCTTTTCTAAAATCAGTGCCTTCTGGATCTATCCCAAAATATTCACAAATTTCTGTAGCTTTTGTCGCACCTGGCCCATGTCTGGAGACATGAACCCAATTCAAAACGTACTTTGGCTTTTTACTATTCATGAGAGCCATTAGATAAAGTTGCTCAAAATCGAGACTACTCATTCTTCACCAACCCTTTCAATCACTGTTTGGATTGCTTTCAAAGTCATGTCTTGATCAACTGGATTCATCAATAGCGTTGTAATGTGCCAGCACTTAGTTTGATATTTTTGTGCATCTGCTTTGTGGGCTTTGCAACGACGATCCAACTCTTCATTAAACAAAAGTAGTTCAGCATGTTCTTGCCGAAGCTTCTCAAGAGTCATGTGCATGTAATCACTCATCCCTCAGCTCCCGATTCGCTTTCCAGCTTCATTGCACCTTCTTCTGGATACTCACTTATATAAACGTAGTAACCACTGCCGCTATGAGCTTCCTCAAACCAAGCAATTGTTAATTCAGTTTCTAAAAGTTCTGGATCTTTGTTTGGTGCACCAAAGTTTGCTGCTGCATATAATTGCTCACAGGTTAAGTAAATCTTTTTCTCTGGCACCGCCTGAGCTTTGGCTTTTTCTTGCCACCCGAACCAAGCACCATTTAATAAAGGTTGATCTTTTTCGGCCTCAATTAATTCAAAAACATTTCCTTTAATCACACAGTCTTTAATTTGATAACTATTAAATTCTTCAGACCATTCAAATTTGTGGATTATTGTTTTGACGAATTCATTTGCTTCAAAAGCCTCTCTTTCCTTATTCAAATCTGTCATGCTGCTGCTCCTTAGCTCGGTCTTTTATTGAATTTGTCGAACGTTTGCATGAACTGATCAACACTAAATTGAATTGTTTTCTTGGCATTGTGCGGTTCAAATTGAGCTGCATATAGAGCCATACCAAGCCACATTACTGAGAATGTGAAAACCTTTGCTGAGTCTTTATCTTGGCTATTCATTTCATCAACCATAGGCCCAATAATTTTCTTAAAAATCTCTTCTGCGATCTGGTCAGAAGTACCGCTAATTGTGTTTAATTCGATTTGTTTCATGCTGCCACCTTCAATGTTTTAATTGCGTCATCTATAGCTTGGTTGAATTTGCGAACATCTTGCTCCAATGCTTCGATAGCCAAGTCATTAGCAAAGACGCGAATAATAATGATTTGTAATCCTTCTGGTAGACGTGGGTCATAACTCACAAAGTCACACCATTCACGACGAGTACAAGCCAACTGACTAGTGATTTGAGGTATATGCTCATCTGGAACTTGCTTAGTCAGAAGGGTATTCAAATGCGTTGTAGTGTCTGGACACTTAACTTCTATTTGCCCTTTGTCACCTACAAGTCCATCTGGTGAAGCCCCGAACATTTCAATGTAAGGGTGGTCAATTAAACCTGTACCAACTACAAAGTTACCCGTCTCATTTTCATAGGCCGCAATTGCATGAGGCTCGTTATCAATACCCCATTGCATAGCTTGGTTTGTGAAGATTTCCTTCTGAACGCCAGTGAGGCGCTCAGCTAGAATAGTTAAACCCAATGCATTTAAAGCTTTGCCTTTATTAGGCTTTGCATTTAAATCCTTTACACGGCTTGCTGTGACTTTGCCACAGCGTTCCGAATGCCAATCTTCACTACGCTGGAGAATGTTCATACACTTGTCCTTGTGGTTGGTCAGCATGTTGAGCTGCTTCTTTTAATGAAGCGCTATGCTTAGTCCAGAAGTATTTTTTGCAGTCGCCTTGTGGTAATTCAGCGTAGCCAGTTTGCAAGGCTTCTGTGCCTTCCATTGCCAAAGCGCGCATGTTATCTAAATGCTGCTGCTCATAAGCTTCATAACCTTGAGGAAGATCTGAACTAACTGTCTGAACGGTAGGGATATGACAATCATCAATACGACGAGCTTCGTCTTCGTCATAAATACCTGAGAAGCCAAAGGCGACACGGGCACATTGAATTAAAGCCTTATGACGTAGCATTCGTTTTGGGTATTTTTTCCAAGGTTCTGAATTACCCTGACACTCGGATAAATACTCGGTAACAACAGTAGGGTGGTTACGGTCTTTTCGGAAAATCTTGCATGTGCATGACTCTTCATCTTGTTCAAACTGGATACCATCACATACAGGATTGTCATTAATAATGCGTGCCCATCCATCAATACCAACAACTGGTGTGATGCCGCCACCTTTGGCAGGGAATGCATAAATTTCTTTTGTAAAAGGATTTAGCTTGTACTGGTTTGCAACAATTAATAGAGAAAGAAATTCATCATTTGTTGCTTTCTTAAATACTGTATTAACAAGAGTATTTGCTAACTCAGCAGGATCAACATCTTGCATATTAAAAGCTGATGCAATCTTGCTAACTTGCGACAAAACAATATTACTCATCTTTTAATCCTCAAAACTTAATAGATACATGTGGAACTAAGCCTTTATTGATGGCTTGCAAAATCTCTTTTCCTTTTGCTTCATCAATACCCAAAGCCAATAAGCCTTTAAGTGCTTCATTACAGATTTTTTTACGATGTGCTTGGTTTGCTTGGCGAGCTTCTTCTGCTTTGCGTTCAGCCTCTAGCTTTGCTGCTTGCTCAGCCTCAATACGTTTACGTTCTGCTTCTGCTGCATGTTGTGCACGTAATTCAGCAGCTTCTTTTTCAGCCTTTAATCGAGCTTCGCGTTGTTCTGCCTCAGCCTTTTCACGCTCTGCTTTAGCAATAGCTTCTTGCTTTTCACGTTCTACACGTTCGGCTTCTTCTTTAGCTTTACGCTCAGCTTCTAGACGGACTCTTTCAGCTGCTTCATGTGCAATACGTTCTTCGTGTTCACGTTGTAAACGTTCTTGTTCAGATTTGCGAAGACGCTCTAATTCAGCCTGTTCAGCTTCATATTTTTCACGAGCAGCTAGGGTGGTGCGTAGAAACTCCAGAGTTTCGTATTTGGCAATTTTTGCCTGTTCCTCAAATTCCTCGAAAGATGAATCAATGACAATTTCTTCAACATTTCGAATCACACCCTTTAGCCAAACACTATCTTTATCTGCAATAACGGCAGTTTTGTAGAAATTGATAGAAAGAATACTTTCTTCATGCTTCGCTACGCGGTCCTTCTCTGCTTGTTCCCAAGCATCACGTGGTGCCAAAATCTCATCGCGCAAAGAATCAAACTTCTTAACAATTGAGATTCGATCATCATCAATCAATTTGATTTGAGCTTTTTGTTCAGCTACTAATTCTTTTCCGCATTTTTCAATCAATGTTTTAGATTTGCTAATTTTCAAAGCAAGCGATCCAATAGCATCACGACCTTTCTTTGTGCTTACATCTGGCACATGAGAACGAACTTCTTGCGCAATACGTTCATACAATTCATCTGTACCACCACGTTTAGCGAAAGCAGCTACAATTACGTTTTGTTCTAATACTTGTAATTCATTAACTTGTGCGTTCATTAAGCTGCATCCTTCTTTAATTCAGTAATCTTTTCTTCTCTTGCCAGTTCTTCTAAACGCTCATTCAACTTTTGAATTTGAGTAGAAGTCAGGGCAAAGGGCATACCTTCGACTGCATCGATATAGTTGTATTCATCGACATGCGGTCGGCTACTTGAATCGACTGTCATTCTGATGAAGTCCACATCCTTCCAGTCTTGATAGTCCAAACCTTCGCCATATTCAAAAGTGTCGTTTTTTTCAATTCCTTTGACACTTGCTACAATGTAGATGTGCTCAGCGTTAAAAACTGATAAAGAGAACTGAACAACGCCATCCTCAACACATACATTCATCACTTCAAGGCTTGTGAATACAGCAGCATCAAACGAGATATTGGCTAACATATTCATGAGTTAGTACCTCTCACAGCTGAGTCAAATACCGCTTCTAAAGCATCACGAGCTTTTGTGTAGTTCTCTTCGGTTTTGTAGCAATACTGATGTCTGCCAACGTTCAAAACGAATGAAGTATCATCGCGACCGCCAATCTTTGCTTTGTATGGAGCAGGGATTTCAAGTTCAAGCTTGATGGTTTGGGGTTTGAGACGGAAAGATAGCTTGTAAGGCTTGTCTCTTACTTTCTCCGCTAGAATTTCAGCAGGTGTAAACTTTGTGTCTTTTAAGTTGAACCATACTTCGTTCTTATAAGTAGATTCATGAACATCAACACCCTTACCATCCGCTAAAGCTCGCAACGCCTCCGCACCGCTAATCAAGGCGGGGTCTTGTGGTTTTATAAAGGTATCTTTACCACCCATAACCAAAGTAGAGTAATCAATTGGTTTACAAGGATTTGTCGCTACAAATTCATTTTTCATTTTGTAGTTATCCATGAGAGGGCTCCTTAGCTGCGTCAAATGCCTTCTGACATTCCTTTGCTATGCGATGTATTTCTTTCTCTAAGTCTTGGAATGTGCGAGCTTCTGAGTCAGCTATGCCAAGTTTAAAAACACCTGTAATAGCGCCAAAAATGGTTGAATAGTAAAACTTCTGACTTAGACGGATAGGGTCAATTGGATCTGTACTGTCCTGCAAGTCCTGAGGAACTTTTGCAAGAATGATATTCATTGCATTGCCAGAAGATTGAATAACCCATTCTTTACCGATACGGATTTCCATCAGTTAGCTCCTTCCACTTGCACACGCACATACATGTTCTGTTTTGCTTTGAGTTCGTTGACGTGTTGCTCGTCGGCACAGCCTCGTAAGAATGCAAATACAATGAAGGTGATAACCCAGAAAGCTACAAAAGCTTTCGAGCCATCCCGGAAGGCTTGGCTAAACTTGTACTTTTCAATTCTTTGATTCATACTTATCTCCGCATTTGATGCAAACCGCCTAGACTCTGACCCCTATGGCGGTTTTTGTTTGTCGATGAGATAAATTTAGCAAAATACTAAATTTAGTACAATACTATATTTAGAAAAATACTTAATTATTTGTTTAGTCTTATACTAAATTATTGTTTTTTCAGGCAATAAAAAACCCACATAAAGTGGGCTTAAGAAATATGATTATATAGGTTACCTTTTAATAGCATGTTTTAACATTATATTTTTGATGTGCTCAATTTCAGGGGTAAATTCATATTCGTATTTAAACTCATGATTTATAATTTTTTTCATTGTAATAGCATTGAAGTCTATTAATATCTGAAGATCATGAAGTTTCTTAAATACACTTGAATTTTGGTTAGTCATTTTTTGAATATCTATAATATTTTTTGATATTTCCTGACTAAGTGAATTTGGTATAACTGCTAAATTAACACCATAATTTTTAAGGGTTCCCCTTAAAGCATTATTAGCTAACTTGTATGGTGAAAACCAGTAGGCAAATGGTAGCCATATCATGTGTAGTATTTTCATTATATGTCCCTATAAAGGCCTACAACTTTACCAACTAAGCGGCAATCTTCAGTCAATTTAATAATTTTTTCAGGCCAATCAGGGTTTAATGGCTCTAAATATCGATTGTTTCCTTCAATAATGAGCTTTTTAAAAGTAGCCTCAGAATCACCTGCACAGGCAACAATAACTAGATCATTAGTTTGTAAATCAAATGTCTGTATATCAGGATTAACATAGATTCTATCACCAGGCTCAAACCGAGGAAGCATTGAATTTCCTGTGATTTTTAAACCATAACCATTTTTACCACTCTTTGTGTTAGGTGGTAGATGTTCATCAACTACTGCATCACGTAAAACCGTTTCAATTGGTGAAAATGATCCAGCGGCTACCCATGAGATAACTGGCACTAAACGACCTTCTGTAGTAATTTTTTCTTTCAAGTCAACATTGTTGTCTAATCTTGCATCATTTGAATTCTCTCTATCCATAAACCCATCGGGTAATCCATAAGCTTTTTCAATTTTTCTTGCTAATGGGTTTCCTACAGCGGCTGGCTTTCCATTATTCCCTATAGTGCCGTTAATAATTTGGCTCAAATAAGCAGCAGCTGTGCCTACTTGGTTCGCAAAATCCTTTTGGGAGCCATTAGCTTTTTGTTCGATTAATTGAAGAAGATTATTTCTTCGGATGTCTGAAATATTCATATGCACAATCTAATAGTAAAAAACTAAAAACAAAATGTGTAAAAGACTAAACATAGCTTGCAAATACTTTAGTAAAATACTAAATTAGTAGTTGAGTATTTATGGAGCTTGTTATGCCAGCCTTACGAAATTTAAAAACTGCTTCAAAATCAAAGAAGCATGTAAAAAGTTTGCTTTCTTATATCAAGTCAAAAAGCAAAGAGGATTTAGAAGTTTTCGCAAAGTCTTGCGGAACTACCGTAAACAACCTTTTTCAAATTGCTTATGGAGGAAGTGTTTCTGCAACACTCTCAAAAACAATAAATAAAGAAAGTGAAGGAAAAATTTCACTATCTGACCTTCGTCCTGACGTTTTTTCTTGAGTAAAAGCTATGGCTGAGAAATTAACCGCAAGTGTCACCTTTAAGTGCACGGATGAAATGAAAATCAAATTAGAGCGTATTGCGCGTTCTAGAAAGTTAAACGGCTCATCAGAGCTAATGCGTATAGCTGCCATGGACATAATCTTCGAGGTTGAGGAGATGCTTAATTGTCTCCAAATGCCAATCGATCTGACCACAGTTACCGAAGATACAAGGAATACACCTGAGCCGTTTGAATTAGAAATGGCACCAAATCCACATAAGCCACAGGCACAAAAAAAGCCCAATTGTCGTAACCAATTGAGCCTAATTTGCCATTCCAATGCAAAGCAATGAAATGAGAACTGAAATATGAATTTAGCATACAAACACGACTCTCCACAAGGTGAAGTTATCGAGTTTCCAAAACATGAGCGACAAGTTATGTCCAGTAAAATTGGGGGTGAAAATGTGTCGTATACAAAAAAACCGAATCTTTTTTTTGATGAGGTTATGTCTCAAGTAAGTGGCAATGCATATAAGTGTTTAGATGTCATTGTTCGCTGCACTTTTGGGTACCACAAAGACACAGCCCAAATTTCTGAACATGCTTTTATGAGCCAAACAGGAATCAAGAGAAAAGAGACGCTTCGAGCTGCAATTTCAGAACTTGAGAAGTTGAAACTTATCTTTGTTGATAGAAAAAGTGGGGTGACAAATCAATTCACTCTTACTCATAACCAATATGATAAATCAGTACCAGCACTAGAAAATAGTCCCAGTACTAATAATCCGTCCGAGACCAGTACTAATAATCCGTCCGAGACCAGTACTAATAATCCGTCCCCTAATAAAGAAAATATTAAAGAAAACTTTAAAGAAAATTTATGTGAGGAAAATTCAGTTGATTCGGTTTTAAAACTTTGGGTTCCAAAACTTGAAATTTTGAATGCTTGGTTGCAACGAGCAGGCATCGCAAAAATGACTCAATCGGAAGTCGATGGTTGGTTGCTTGAGATCAACGGGTACTACTCAACAAAACTTGAAGCGGGTCTGCTTACAGATACCCAAATGTACACAAACTTCGTGAAGTGGATTAAACGCAATTTCTCAAGTCGTAAGCCTGCACCTAAAGCACAAGAGCAAATCGATTCTCGAAATGTGAATGCAGCATGGGAAAACATCAATCCTGATTACAGCAATGCAGGTGATCCTGTTGAATTGGAGGATTGGATGCTATGAACGCAATGCTTAATCCAGAAGTTTTACAAGGTTCAGGTTTCTGCACTAAACACAACGTGAAAGAAATCATCATGGGAGGCTTCCAAGGCTGTCCACAATGTGCAATCGAGTATGTGGAAAAAGCAAACCAAGAACATCAGTTTGAAGTTCAAAAGTCAGTACGTGAAAAACACTTTGCAGGCGCAATGATTCCAGAACGTCACAAAAACGCTGGGTTCAGAAATTACAACACGCCTTTGCCCGGCCAGAAGAACGCTTTAACTCAAACAGCTAACTTTGCCAAAAAAATCGTGAAGGGCGAAGTGGAAAACCTAGTTATGGTCGGAAGTACTGGAACAGGGAAAACACATTTGGCGTGTGCAACTGCAAGAACGCTTTTAGCCAAAGGCAACTATGCACGTTACATCACAAGCGAAGAATTGGCTCAACGCATTATGAAAGCGTGGGATAAGGACACTAAAGATCAATCAGAGCAGTCAGTAATTTATGAGTTCACAACCTATGACTTGCTCATCCTTGACGAGTACGGATTGCATGACCGTGAAAAGCGCTTAGAGCTAGTACACAAAGTTCTTTACTCACGCTATGACGCATGCAAGGCAACGATGCTCATTTCAAACATGACACTTGAACAACTCAAAAATGATTTGGGTGATCGCCTTTGGTCACGATTCCAACATGGCGGACTCACAACCATTGAGTGCAACTGGAAAGATGCGAGGGCGGTATGACACTAACAGAAATTAAATTCCGATTAATCACAATCGCGGAAAAAAGAAAGCGTCCTTACTTCGACATGATCGTGGTTAAAGAAGTGCATGAGGCATTCAAAAACAACACCTACCACGAATTAAAAAATTACGTGCTTGCTGAAATGGAAATTTCTGTTTTGAACATGGTGGAGTTAGGCAGATGAACTACAAGGAAATGATGGCATTGCGCTGTGCTTACAACCATGGATTAAAGACTGCTGAAACAAGAGCAGCTGCATGTTTGTACGTAAAACTTAGAAGAGCTGGCCTGTTAGAGCAGTTCAAGACCCAACAAAAAGGGACTAAATCATGAGAATAACTGAACAACAGCTAGAAGCAATTCAAAACAAGCGAAATAACGCACAAAAAGGCACATTACAGCGCGATAAAAGCAAAAGTTATGTAACGGTAGCGGAAAGATTAAATGAAGCTAATACAAGCGAAATTAGAGCATTTTACGAAGATGGCTTAAAAGTCATTTTAGATTGTGAAATTAAAACTGCACCACCGTCAGTAAATCACTACTGGGTAGCTTCTGGAAAAAGAAGATTTCTAAGCAATAAGGCGCGTGATTTTCATGCGTTAGTTAGCCAAGTTGTACCGGCTCATAAATCAACTGCACGGCTCAAACTAGAAGTGACTTTTCATTTCCCTACACGTCAATGTCGTGACATCGATAACTACCTAAAAGCGACTATCGATAGCTTAGTGAAATGCGGTCTGTGTGTGGACGATGAACAGTTCGATGAGCTTCTAGTAAAGCGTGGGAATGTCATCAAAGGCGGGCTTATTAAGCTCAAGGTTAGCGAGGTCTAGGAGATGAATATGCGTGTTGATAGTACAGCTTTTACAGACAACCCTCGCGCACGCGCGCGTTTTATCGAATCTAGAAAAAAAGCCAAAGAATTCTTGCGCCAACGCCGAGGCTATAAACGCCCAGACTTCAATCGCATGATTCTAGATTTACGCAACCTTGGATGGTCACACGAAAAGATTGCATACGTCCTTGATGTGTCTGGTGGCAGCACTGTTTCTTCTTGGTCTACTGGATCCATTCCAGAGTACATACACGGTGAGCAATTCATCATGTTGTGGCAAGAACAAACAGGCTTACAGCGCGTACCACGTGAAGGCGAATGGCAAACATATAAATACGATATTGGGCAGCTTGATCTACTAGAAACGTTAGATGTATTCGCTGCTCAGTTAGATGAGGAATTACAACAATGAAAGGCCCTAAAAAACTCACACAAAATGAGAAAGATATTCTGCTCAATGAAATAAGAAAAATGCGTGATGCGCTGTGGAAAAAGCAAAACGGCATATTTAAGAAAAACAACTTAAGTATCGCGATTGCCATGACAGGACATGACAAGGAGGCGGTGTGAACATGATCGTATTTCCATTAAAGAAGGCTGAAAAGTTAGATCGACTCTGCTTATGTATTAATTGCAACAAGCTCTTTGTTGATGCTGTTGATAGTCGCGACCATGGCATTTGCTCACTTTCTTGTGGCTATGCATTCCGCGGAATTAGTTGGAGTGACTTTCTATGAAGCCAGAACAGTTTATTCGTGAGTTTGGGGTGGAGAAGGCGAGAGAGGTGGTTGAGGGTCATAGCAAAGCGTACATGCCTGAACTATTCAAGTATTGGTCAGAGGAGTTAAACGATTATGTACTAGCTCCTAGGTATGCATCGTTCTTAGTTGAAGACCTCAAGCGTCTGGTGGAGTCTTTGGATTTGGTTGAATCATGGGGCGGGATTAGTGATCTAAAGCTTTACGACTTATCTCATTGCAAAGATAAGCCTGAATCGGCTGGCTACAAGTTGCTTCAAGCAATTGCTGATTACGAATCAATATACGGAGGCGGGGATGAGTAAAAAATTGTTCTGGGTGTTTATATCGCTACTGATAATTGTGATTTTAGGACTGTACTTAACTGGCGCTTATTCACCAAGCAATGCAAATAAAAACTGCCAGCCAACAAATGAGTATCAGTATTTTTATAGAGCTAAAGCTCCAGCAGTCAAATATACAAAATACATATGCATCTCAGAAGAATGGAGAGCCAGTCATGAGTGAGTTTAACTACACAGACATCGTGGTGTTTAAGCCTCAATACGATAATCAAGATGTGTATCAAATTACATGGAGTTCTGAATGCGGTAAATGGATTGAGGTTGAAGGAATTGAAGGTCGAATTTCTTCAAGTCTATTTAACTTTGCATCTACAGAAGAAATCGCAGCAGGACACCGCATTGACAACGATATGGGCGACGACTCCCACATAGAAACCACATTTCGCCGAATTGCAAAGTGGAGGATGTTTGAGATGGATAAGTGTAGAGAAGAGTTTGAGGCATATATCGTTACGCGATATCCAAAACGATCAAAAGAAGTGGTAACGCGAAGACTTGAAGAAATTGACGGCTATCAATTTTACACCTTCAAAGAAATTGAAGATGCATGGGTTATTTGGCAGCACCAGCAAGCGAAAGTGGAGGAGCTGCAACGCAGAAATCAGATGCTTAACGACAACATAAAAGAGCAAGGTCAAAAGCTCGTTTATCAAAACGAAGTGATTGAAACACAAGCTGAAAAACTGCTTGGTTTAAGAGATGAGAAAGCAGAGCTGCAAAAGCGGGTGGAAGGCCTTGAACGTAAATTACAGATCAAAACTAGACATTGTGAGTTCTATGAGCAAAGTCGCAAAGGACATAGAAGTCTGGCAATTCATCGCAAAAAGCAAATTAACAGTGCCTTAGAACAAATTGAAAAGCTCTATTCAAGAGCAGAAAGCGATTATCAGAAAGATCGTAATCCTTACTACGACGGCATGTTGTCAGCTCTAGATTTGGCTGAGCAGGCAATTAGAGGTGAGTTGGAAGAGCAAGCGCTCAAGGGGGAAGGGCAGTGAATTTTGATAATGAAATGATTAAAGGTATTTCTCAAAGTGAGTTTGAAAAAACCTTTGCAAAACAGATGATGAAAGATCGAGTTTCTGACCAAATGCAAAAGGACATGGAAGCTCTGCAAAAACTTAATAGCGGCAATTATGTGATTGTGCCAAAAGAACCAACTCAAAGAATGCTAAACGCTGGTCATGTTGCAATGAATCCAGTCAAAGGTTCGGATGTTCACTCAGGAACAAATCAGAAGCGTCGTGAATGCTACAAGGCAATGATAAGAGCTTATCAGGAGTATGGTGACCAATGACCACATTCAAAGAGGCTCAACTAATCACCCAACAAACCCCAACATAATAAACACAACACTAGCCCTATTCACAACGAATGGGGCTTTTTCATGGCTGCTAAACGAGAAATTAAAACACCAGGTGTAACTGCTGAACAGAACCAAGAACAACAAGCACAAACACCAGATGCAAACCAAGACACTTCAACTAAAGATCAGGCTGAGGCTGCTTTAGGTCATATCACAGGTGGGGATGATCAAAGTACGCGTGAAACTGGTCCATCTCAAGAAGAACTATTGCGCCAAGAGTTAGAGCAAATGCGTGCCCAACTTGACGAGCTAAAGAAGTCTACGCAACCAGAAGCGCCAAATGCCGCTGGTGCAGTACAGCCTAAAAAACGCATTCCTGTTTTGACTGAAAAGGGCTGGTCAACTAAGGAGGCGGACTAATGTGCGGAGGCGGATTAGGAAAAGTTCTTTCATCTGTGACTGACATGTTTGGCCTCACAGACACTAAGGGTGCTTCAAAAGGTTTTGATGCAGAAGCCGCAGATGCAGCCGCTAAAAACCAAGCTCAATTAGATGCAAATGCAGCAACGGCAGAGCGTCGTAAACGTAATGCTTCAACTGTTTTGGCGTCTGCTTCAGACAGCCAAAAGAAAACAACTTTAGGCGGCTGATATGAGTGAGCTAGTAGCAAGGTTATGCAAACGCTTAAGCGAGCTTAAAGCAGCGCGAAACCGCTTAGAACCGCATTGGTCTGAGTGCTATCGCTATGCGGCCCCTGAGCGTCAGCAATCGTTTATAGGTGATGATGTAACAGATACACGTAAGACACAACGAGCTGAGCTATTAGATTCAACACTATCAGAAGCAACGCAATTACTTGTATCAAGCATCATTTCAGGAACCACGCCAGCTAATGCGCTGTGGTTTAAAGCTGTGCCGAATGGCGTTGATGATCCAGCTGAACTCACAGATGGTGAGAAGTGGCTAGATGAAGTGTGTCAATTCATTTGGCGCAACATTCACGGTGCTAACTACGACAGCGAAATCTTTGATTTAGTGCTCGACTGTGTGGTTGCTGGTTGGGGCGTAATGTATGCCGATGTAGATCGTCATGCAGGTGGCGGTTATGTATTCCAGACATGGGATATCGGGCAATGTTATCTAGCTTCAACACGTCAAGACCAGAAAGTTGACACGCTCTAT